AACTTCTTCCGTTGGGCCATTGAGAAGAATGTGTTGACCTATCTGAGCCTTCATGCTCCGACCATTGAGGCTGATATGAATAAGGCCATGAAGGAGCAGAACAAGGTGCGCAATTCAACGGCTAACTCTACAGATTCCACCATCACTACAGCGACAACAGCCACTACATCGACCACTTCATCTGCGCGGTCCACTCGTCGTCGTCAAACGGAGAAGGAGCCGCCGGCCGCAAAGCAGATGCAGAAGCATCTTATGGCGATTGAGTTGCGGTTCGATTAATCATTGTACTTTCGATACACCTTGTCCATTGTATTTAGACGAGGTCGGAGGTCTTCATACGAGTTGAGAGTATCAAGTGAATTTTTGGCAGCATAATCTGGTTCCACATATCGAGTGGTGTAGGTACGATTCAGAAGCCGCTTTGATTCCAGAAGTCCTCTATCAACTTTCTCTTCATATACAGTGGCACGAAGTTCACGCGCCACATTAAACGGGTCAGTTACAACATCAAACCGCTCAAAATACGGATTTTGGCCGAGTTGATCAGATCCCCCGCTACTTCCCCCGTTGCCCGCAACATATTGCTGATTCTGTAGATAATTTCGGTCGGTTGTTCTCGTGTTAATAGGATTCATATCCATAAATGTATAAGCACCACGTCTGTGCACGGCAAATCCTCCTTCAGTTGCCTTATCTTTCCACATCTGGGCCATTTTTAAGTCTTGATCAACACCACCAAGTCCAAGCGAATAGCGATATGCCATGGCACTTTGTGCGGCTGCATTCTTTCCGTTTGCCGCACCCAAATTCTCAGCAAGTGATTTATTCAGCCATTTATTTTGCTCTTTAATTTCGGCATTACTTATATCAGGTCGGTCATTCTGAAGCTGCGGTCCATCTGTCTGCCATTGCTCTACATGAAGACTGTTAATCTGGTCAAGTGCACTCACTTCACGGCGACTTCGGAGACTCATTTGTGGTAGGGGTATTATTGGCATACGCAGTTGAGCTGGGGTAAGTTCAATCGACTCCATCTTAAGAACCCTTTACTACTACAAGTAGATGTTTGTTGTCCCCTTTTATACGAAATCACAACTACCGAGCCTCATTAAATGGTCACTTGTACCGATTGCACTTTTTCTTGATAATCGTGGAAAACAGATTTGTGAAACGGATGAACCTGACCAGTGGCTGGCTGAAAACGGGTTCGCCGTGAAATCAAAATGGCGCGAGGGAAAGATTCTCTACGTAGAAGTTGACCTCGCCTCAATGAACTTGAAAAACTTTTACAGTTTTGAAGAGGTCACGCGCACCCAGCAAAAAGGCACAGAAGAGTGCTGGCGAACTTTTTATTTATTAAAGGCTGGTCAGGGTGAAACTCCTTCAAGTGTAAATCAGTGGAATGACTGTATTGATGAAGTCTTCGTGGAACCACTAGCCACCATTCAAAAACGGTGTGTGCCTTAAGGCGAGACGCATAATATAAGTAGAATGAATTCGAATCGCTCAAAAACTCAGAAGCGCTCAGGCGCTACGGATTTGAGCGGCTCGACCTTCGCCGCAAATCTACATGCGAGCACGAATACATTCGTGAATTTTCTAAACCAGGAGGCGGATGATGCTTACAAGCGTCCATGGCATCGTCTGGAACGTGGCCTTCGTCTCAATCGCCTACGTAAGTTTGTCGATGAGGAGGCTTTGCGCTTGACGCTCACCAGTCCTGAAAAGACTGCACTGGATGCGCAGATTATGAAAGCAAATGAAAAGAAACTCTTGAATAGCAAGAATGCCGTTATTTACGATATGGATGAACAGAAGATCAAGGAGATTAAGGGTCTCGTTATGCACCGTGGCGCTGATGGAAAAGTCATGTTCCAGGTTCTTGAAAAGCGAAATGCAGTGACATTTCGTAGAAAGGCCACTGAGACAAAGGAGGAGGCGACGGTCTAAGCATAGCCAGCCTATAAATTTTAACGAGAATTACACTCAAATAATGGATCAGTATGCGACCATGTTTGAATGTACAGGACAGTTTCTGAATGCAATCGAAGAGGTTCAACCTCCTCCATTGCATCCCACGCTTGGAGATACATGGTGGACCACTATGGAGCGAGAACTTGCAGCACTTATGAAGGAGAGTGAAGTGAGTGCTACATTTACAGAGCAGACATATGAAGTCTTTGATTGTTTTAAAATTGGATATAAGTGTCTTTCAAATGCTCTTGTTAAGGTAGAATTTGATAGATTGGCGCGGATTCGTGAATTGCAGGCAAAGCCGCAGAGTGTGCAGCGTTCAGATGAGTGGTATCGTGAAACAGCCGAGCTCTTGACAGCAAGTGAACTCTACAATCTCTTTGGTTCACCCAGAGCTCGGGGTCAACTTGTTCTCTGTAAAGTACCTCGCGAAGTGCAAACACTAACGCCAGCACCCGCACCAAAGAAGTCGTGTATGACGGCTGAAATGACTCCCTTTGACTGGGGCACGCGTTTTGAGCCTGTGGCAAAGCAGATTCTCGAAGAGCTGTGGGGTGCCACTATTGTTGATCTTGGTCGTCTAAGACATCCGACAATTTCTTCGCTTGCCGCATCGCCTGATGGGCTTATTACTGCAACGGATGCAAAGCATCAGGCTCTACTTGGAAACCTGGTGGAGATTAAGTGCCCTTCATCACGAATTGTGGGTGGTGGCGTCCCGCCCAATTACTGGTATCAGATGCAGCTCCAGATGGAAGTTGCCGAAGTGCCCGTCTGTCAATATTGCGAATTCACCTTCAAATCCGCAACAGCACGCGGACCTATGGAAGAGGCACCCTTGAATGCAACGGAAGGGCTGATTTATCTTCTACAAAACCATGATACACTTGATACAAAATATGCATATGGGCCGATTGGAGATATGAAGTGGAATCCACAGCCCGAGGCACCGTGGCATGTTCTTGAGCGTATTCCGTGGTTTCTAGAGAAGTCGTGGATTCATCCTGTATATCGTGATACAGCATGGTTCCAGTCGATTATTCCCTTACTTGATGAGTTTTGGCGAGATGTTGAGAAGGCGAAACGCGGCGAGTTTATTGCACCTGAATCCTCTGTGAAGCGCAAATCTACAGTATGCGCAATTATAGATTAGAACTACCTATAAGCAATATTAAATATAGGCATAGGCAGTGTATTTATCATATTTTTTTTATACTTATATACGATTTTATGAAAAATTCGTCCAAGTAATTCATTCCATTCAATTGGATAGTTTGAATTAGACATATAAAAGAAATAGACCGATTTCTCTTTACAATCTTGAGGAAATTTGGAAGGATTGTTTCTTAATTCTTCTAATTTTATGTCTAATAATGCCATCATTTCAGTGTACCATTCATTTGTAAAATCAGTTTGTGCTTTACAAATAAAAGCACCCGCGCCAATTAATTCCGTCCATTTTGAAATTAGAGGAGTATATCCCACATTTGAGTCTGTTTCAGGATAACCACAAACCCAGTATATACTTTCATTAAACTCGTTGAATGCCTTTTTCCAACTTCCTGTTGTTCTTTTTATATCTGTATATCCTCCTCCGTGAAAATGCATAAAATAGCATCGTAAATAATCTGATTTGTGAGTTTCAGAAAGATATTCATATCCTGGATGTAATGGATGCTCTGGAAGTATATATTCATGTAAATCCTTTTTTGTAATTAGTTTTACAGTACATTCTGTAGTGTTTATCAAGTCTTCCAAACAATCTTTTCGATTTTGAGTAATTTCATTATCACCTGTCCAAAAACAATAAATTATATTCATGCTATAAATTATTCTTTTATTACTTTAAATATATTTAGAGCATACTCGGCTTATAGAAGTTATTGACAAGCTCATGCACTGGCGCTGAGCATGAATCGGGATTTTTGCGGCGATAATTGTTTGTCAACTGACTGTAATTTCCAGTGAGTTGTATCCGATTCGCAAAATCACTTTCATAGCACGCCTGGGCATTAAATGCCGTATTGGGCTGATCATCGACAGCCGCATCCTCTAAAACACCTTGGAGTAAGTGATACGGAACACGCGGATTCAGCATTGAATCGGCAGGTCCAGTCACATACGGAATCGGCATATCACCTACAGGGCCAGGGCGTATATCCTGAAATCCACTCACTTGATGACCATGCTGTATATATTTGATAAGTATCAAAAAAAGACCAAATACAATGGTAAGAATAATTATTAGATCTCTTTTCATCCTCTACTCTACTAAGGCGTAGCATACTTGAGAGTATAGGCACGGGCCTTCTCATCAAACTCTTGCCGATTAGTCTTATAAATATGAGCAATTTCAGGTACGAGAGGGTCATTTGGATTTGCATCCGTCAGCAGACTCAGGATACTGAGCAAGACTTTGCTGACTGTAAGTGCAGGCGACCATTGATTCTTAAGAATATCAAGGCAAATGCCTCCTGCAGAATTAATATTGGGATGATAAATCTTTGTAAGAAAGGTAATGACCGGAGGCTTGAAGGGATAGTCTACAGGAAACTGAATTTGCATCTTGAAATAACCTCCGGCATATGGACTATCCGCAGGACCAAAGATGGCACCGCTCCATTTGAAGAGATCATCGCCCGTAGGCCCCGCACTACAATTTGCAGGCGGATCCTTTGTAAGATCATCAATTTCCTTCTTGATGCGACG